TAACAGGAACACACAATTTTACAGCAGCTACAGGAAACGTTTTTAAATTAGCTCTCTATACATCTGCTTCAACTATGAGTTCGGCAACAACAGTTTATGCAGCTACATCAGAAGTTGCAAACACGGGTCAGTATGTAACGGGTGGTGGAGTTTTAGTAAATATATCACCGGTTGTTTCAAGTGGTGTAGCATTTATAGATTTTAATGATCTTTCTTTTACTGGAGTTACTTTAACTGCAGCAGGAGCTTTAATTTATAATACATCATCATCTAATAAAGCAGTGGCAGTTTTAAGTTTTGGTGGAGATAAAACAGCAACAGCAGGAACATTTACAATTCAGTTTCCAGCGGCAACAACATCAGCAGCTATATTAACTATTTCATAATAGGTAACTATTATGGCGGATAACCCTTGGGGCCAGTTAGGTTGGAATACAGGAACTTTTGGTGGATTAAATGATCAAAATGTTAATGTCACAGGACAAAATTTAACAACAAATTTATCAAGCGTTAGTGCATTTTTTATACCTGAAGAAGGTTGGGGAGTGGATAGTTGGGGTACACTGCCTTGGGGCGAAGGCGATCAAACTGTTCCTATTACAGGACAAAATTTAACAACAAATTTATCAAGTGTTAGCACAGTGTTCTTACCTGAAGAAGGTTGGGGAATAGCTGGTTGGGGTATTGTTCCTTGGGGTGAAGAAGATGATAAAATTGTTTCTTTAACAGGACAAAATTTAACAGTTTCTTTAAATTCAGTTACAGCTTTTACTGATATAAACATAAATATTACAGGTCAAAATTTAATAGTTTCTTTAAATTCTATTACAGCTTTAGGTAATGCAAATATAGATGTTACAAGACAAAATTTAACAACCACTTTAAATTCTGTTACCGCTTTAGGTGATGCAAATATAGATGTTACAAGTCAAAATTTAACAACTACTTTAAGAGATGTAGATCCAGATCCTGATGCTGTTGTAACAGGTCAACAATTAACTTTAAATTTAAATGGCATAGTTGTTGCTATTACAGAGGATGGTTTTGGTGTTCCTACAGGTCAAAATTTAACTTCTTCTTTAAATTCTGTTGAAGCGGATGCTAATACTTTCCCTACAATAACAGGTCAAAATTTAACAATTTCCTTAAATTCTGTTACTGTATTTGCCGATTCTAATGTAAATTTAACAGGAAATTCATTGACTATTACGTTAAATAGTATAAATAATCAAATCTGGACTAAGATAAATACCGGAACTGATGCAACTTGGACAGAGATTGACACAGCCGCTTAAATTTAATAATATATAATATAAGGAATTAATATGGCATCAAGTTATTCTACCGATCTCAAACTAGAACTCATGGTTACTGGCGAAAAAGCCGGACTATGGGGTGATATTACAAATACAAATTTAGTTATTCTTCAACAATCAATTGCTGGTTATGAATCTGTTGCAGTTAATGCAACAACAGGACTTACTCTTGCATTTACTGATGGTGCAGTTTCAAATGGTAAAAATGCAGCTCTTCAACTTACAGGCACTCTTGGTGCAAATGTAAATGTTGTTGTTCCAGATGGTATTGAAAAAATATATTTTATAGATAATCAAGTAACCCATGGTGTGTCTACTTTAACTGTTAAGACGACAACAGGAACAGGAGTTATTTTAGCACAAGGAAATAAATATACACTTTATTCAGATGCAACAAATGTAAATTTATTAAATACAGAAAAAGTTTACAGGGTTGTTTCATCTAATATAACAACGCAACCAGGTGCGGCACTTTTAGTAGATACTTCAGGTGGAGCAAGAACAATAACACTACCGGCTTCTCCAGCAACAGGAGCGGAAGTTACTTTTATTGATGCAGATTATACATTTGATACCAATAACTTGACAGTTGGTAGAAATGGTTCTAACATAGCAAATTCAGCAAGTGATTTAGTTGTAAATACAGAAGGCGCTGGTTTTACATTAGTGTATACCGGTGATGCAACAGTCGGTTGGACTTATAGAGATAAATAATTATGGCAAATTACGTAGCAACAAAATATAATTTTAGTGGTGCATCTTTAACAGGTATTGAAGGTGTGAATACTGGAATAGTTGTTCCTTGGGGTTCAGCTTCAATTCCATCTGGATTTTTATTATGTGATGGTACATCTTATTCAACAACAACTTATGCTGCATTGTTTGCAGTCATTGGTTATACATATGGTGGATCAGGTGCTTCTTTTTTAGTTCCAGATTTAAGAGACAGAACAATTGTAGGTGTTAGTTCAGCAAATTCTAAAGCTTTAGCACAAGGCATTGGTGCAAACACTGTAACACCAACAGGAAACATTGCAGGATCAACTGGAAGTACAACTTTACAGACGGCACAAATACCATCTCACTTACATAGTGGAGCAGGTGGTAATGCGAGTGCCTCTTCTCCTTTTGGAGAAGGTTTTCCAGGTCCCGTAAGTGTTGGGGGTAATATGAATACAAATAACACTGGAGGAGGAGGATCTCATGATCATACGTTATCAGCGAACTTTGCAGGGACAGCAAACTCTGTCCTTCAACCTGGATTAGTATTAAATTATATTATTAAAACTTAAGGAAATATTATGCATTTAACAGTTATACCGTCTGACAAACAAATTTACTTAGAAACTCCTGATGCAGTTAATTTACCAACTCAATTTCCAAATAGACGTTGTCATATTATTGATAATGATTCTGAATTTTGGAACTCTGTTGATTCAAGAATCCTTGCAATTCAATATCATACAGATGGTTTAAAACAAATTGAATATAAAAATCCAAGAGAAGATGTTGTAATTACAGATATATCTACATTACAAAAATATATTGATAGATTTAATTTAACTGAACAAACTTACCAGGCCCAAATTATTTGGGACAAGAACAATGTTCAAATAACATTGGAAGACGGTAAAAAAAGATCAGAAACTCTAGACGAAAAAATTACAAGACTTGGTCCAAGACCTTAATTACTTATCCATGTTTGTATAGAAAATCTTGGTATATTTTTAATTATTATAGGATTAACTTTATGTTTAAATCCTGTTTTAATTATAACTAAGGAATTACCTGACGGCTGTATAAATCCTTTAATACAACTGTCCTTAAACATAAGTTCTCCACCATATTGTTCTTTCCAATTTTTATTAATATAATATGTCGCAGCATATTTTCTTTGTGAATTATTTATTTTATCAAAAAATATATCATTATGCCAATTCAATGATTCCATATATGAATATTTTCTTATATGACTAGTTAATTTATAATTAATTAATTTAACAAAATGTTGATGTTTTAATAATATTTCATACTGTTTAATTATATCTTTATTAAAATTATGTTTAGAATTAGAATTATAATTGTTATCTTGTAATAGTGTAAGTTTTTTATTTAGTGTTGTTTTTTCATCAATTAACTTTCTATTTTTAATTACAATCGAATGTAATAATTTATATTCACTATTAGACAAAAAATTTTGTATCCAAAATATTTCATCTTTGTAAGAATAAGTTAATTTCATTTATAACTAATCCAAGAAGTAACAATATATTTTTCTCCACTTAATGGAGGATTTCCTCTATGTACATATGGAAATCCAGATGGCCATATTACAATTCTACCTTTAACTGGTTTAACTCTTTGTGATTGATATAAGAATTCTGTCTCACCACCTTCTTCAACGGTATTTAAATATATAGAATATACAAGAACTCTTTTTGCCATATCCCTTTCTGCAGCATGTTCAACATGCCAAACATGATAACCTTGAGCAGGTAGTGTTTTTTGTATTTTAACATGATCTGTTATAATGTCTTCTGCTGTATATTTTTTAATATTGGTTTCTGTGTAATAATCTCTTAATGCCGTATCAAAATTAACCATTAATGCTTTTAATTTATTAACACTAAATTCTTGATCTGTTATGATATCTGGACTACAAAATAATTGTTTATCTTCTTTTTTATCCTGAGTAGATCCTTCTGAGGAAAATCTTGAGAACACTTTATTGAATTCATTGTATTTTTTAAATAACTCTATAGCTTGATCACATGCTTCATCAGGAATATATCCATCATAAATACCAATAAAGTCTTTAATACTACTTTTTCTCTCTTGCATCAGTTGCCTCTTTGATTAATTTATTTTTCTTCCAATCGGCATTTTCAATGATATTAGTCACTAAACAATATCTTTTTTTAGTCTCTTCTTCAACTTTATTAACCCCATGTAATATATGTGGAGGAAATATATAGTACGCTCCTCTTTTTGGTTGAATTGTTATTTTAAGTTCTGGTAAAATTAATGGGGCTCCCTCTGTTAAATACAAAATTAAATGATGATACTGATGTGTGTGCATTTGTACACTATCATTTTTTTTAATTTCATTACCCCAAGAATCAAATGTTATATTTTTATTACACCAATTTTTTTTATTAAAAAATAAATTTGAGTTTTGATGTTTTTGTACTACATAATCTATAAATCTTGTAAACTCTGGTTTATCATTAAAAAATCCCCATGAAGTCTTACCACCATAAACATTAGTAAGTTCTGTGGTGTTTAAATTTTGTGAAATCATTATACACATATTATGCATATCAATTACATTGTCATAAACACCATGAGATATTTGAATCGTCCTTGGATAAGTTACAAATAAACTATGTGAAAAATTTTCTTCTTGTTTTATTTCATCCAAAATAATCATTTATATAAACCAAGTAACAATTGAATATCTTGTTCCACTAGTTACTGGTAAAACAGAATGAGGGTATAAAAAATTAGAAGGAAACATAATAGCAGATCCTTTTTTTAAAGGATATGTAAGATTATTATTAAAAAAACTAAATTCTCCACCTTTAAAATTATTATTTAAAATAAAAGAACATGAAATTATTCTTGGTATTGTTGTATCTGAATCTATGTGTTGTTTATAAAAACCGCCTTTTTTATATTTTAATAAAAGATATCCACTATCTTTACTTACTTTAACATAACCAAACTTTTTATTATATTGTTTAATAGCTTCTTCTGTAGATTTAAAAACTTTATCATCTAAATTTTTTCTAACATTTTTATTTTTTTCAATGACCGTATTTAATGACAACCCTATATATGTACAGTTTCTAATTTCTTTTACTGTTTTAACACCTTCTTTAACTCCAATTTGCGAATCCTCCCATTCATTAGAGTCTTTATATTCATTTAATATATCATCACATAGTTTATGAGGTATAATATTTTCTGATACCAATATAAAATCTTCAAGTTTATTCATTTTATTCTTTTTTATAAATTTCGTTGCCTATTACCAATATATCTAAATCCGTGTTAGAAATCAAATCTAAGGCATCTATATATCTTGAGGCAATTGGTCTTCCATTTACATTCATAGATGTATTTAATAGCATAGGTATTCCTGTTTTTTTATAAAAAGCATCGATTAATCTTTTATATGTATTAAAATTATCTCCAACAGTTTGTATTCTACATGTCCCATCTATATGAGTTATTGAACTAAATTTTTGTTTATCAAGAATTTCTGTTACATAAAGCATATATTCACTTTTATAATTACAATTAAAATATTGTTTTGTGTGTTCTTCTAAAATAGAAGCTCCAAATGGTCTAAACCATTCTCTTCTTTTGACTTTTTGATTTATTATGTGCTTACCATTTGGTACTGAAGGATTCATTAATATAGATCTATTTCCAAGAGCTCTAGGCCCTAATTCACCCTGTCCTTGATACCAACCTATAATTTTACCTTGTGCTAACCACTCCGCTGTTTTTAAAATGGTTTCTTCGGAAGGTTCTCTTTTGGGAGAATAGTCATCTTGCCAAAAAGGAAAATTTGTCTTTTCAAAATGTTCTTGATTATATTTTTGTCTTAAAAATTCTATTAATCCTAATGATAAACCATCATCTGGACAGTGTGGTGGTATAATTAAATTAGGAAAATTATTTTTTAAAATTCCATTTATTACAGAATTTTGTGCTACTCCTCCTGAGTAAGATATAACATCATTTTGTTTTGCATTATTTTTAAAAAAATTTAATACTATGTGTTCTAATTTATTGTGGACTGAAGTTAAGTAATTTAATGGGGTTTTTTCAACAGTTGAGCTTGTAGTTAAATATTTTCTATAACTAAAAAATTTTATAACTTCAGTTATTTCATTATTAAATAGTTTTAAATATTCTTCATTTATTTTTCCATAAGATTTTAAACCCATTAATTTGCCAGCATGGTCTGCCCAATGTCCTGATATATTATTTATTTGTGCTATGTTCCCTGTTAAACATCTTCCAATAGATTCTGCTTCGTCTACTTCATAACTTTTTAAAATTTTATTTTTTGAAAAAATAGAATATGTTTTTTCGAAATCACCCATTCCATCTAAAACAAAATCAACGTCTGTTTTATCAACTATCGGCCAAATACTTAAAGTGTGGGCATAATGATGATCTATTAAATAAAATGGACAGTTAAAATTTTCTAAGTAAATATCTTTAGGTTTATATTCAGTGACTAAATCATTGCTATAATTATCCAACTGGTAGAAAGACATATCTGTTACATAAGCAACGGCATCTATATCTTTTGGTTCAATATTCCATTTATTCAAGGCATATTGAATATAGTAATAATTAATACATCCTTGATGTTTATTTTGAAATTCTCTTTCTAATTTTAAATATTTTATTTTTTTACCATTACTATAGGCAATGTTGGCGTCATGGTTTCTATAACTAATGCCTAGAAATTTCATGTTATTCTATAAAATTTTGTAGTGTAATTCTTGGTATATAATTTATTAAAACTGGATTTACTTTGTGTTGCAAAGGAGTTTTTATTATTACTAAAGAATTTCCAATTACAGGGATGTACCCGTTTTGTCCGTTATGAGTAAACATAAATTCTCCTCCCCAATTTTTATTCCATCTTTTATTTAAATAATAAGTGATTCCATATTCTACATGATCATCTCTATGCCAATTAATACCCGAGTTTTTTCCCATCATATGAATTATAAAATTAAAACTTTTATTAAAATTTTTTATTTTTATAAAGGGTTGATGTAATAATAATGTTTTATAAAATTTAAAATAATTTTCATGTATTAAAACTTTTTTAGGTGTTTCTAAATTATTTAATAAATTTTTTTCCCATGATTTTGATGCATCCTCTAAACATGTAAGTTTTTTTACTTCTTTAAAAATTTCATTATGTAATCTTTTATACTCATGATTTGGTAAAAAATTTTGTATATAAAATAATTTATCTTCTAGATTATATATTAATTTCATGATTTCAAAAAACAATTTATAGAGTACCTAGTCCCTGACAAAACAGGTTTTGTTCCATGTATCCATAGGGGTTCTTCTAAAACAAGTCTATTTTGTCTGTATATTAGATCTGTAATTTTTAAATTCATATATTTCTGCGTTGTATAATAGCAAAAAGGCGTATATAAGTAAAGTTATGCCACTACAGAAGATACAATTTAAGCCTGGATTCAATAAACAACAAACTGCAACCGGAGCCGAAGGGCAATGGATTGATGGTGATTTTGTAAGATTTAGATATGGAGAACCAGAAAAGATAGGTGGATTTCAACAGTTATTATCTTCAACATTAGCAGGTCCCGCGCGCGATCAACATACTTGGACTGCATTAGATGGTAAAAAATACGCAGCAATTGGAACTTCTAAATTATTGGTTATTTATTATGAAAGTGAATTTTATGATATTACACCCCTTGGTACAGCTCTTACATCTTGTACTTACACTTCAACAACTGGCTCTGCAACAGTTACTATTAATAAAGCAGCACATGGATTGGAAACTGGAGATTACATTTTATTTACATCTGTAACAACACCAGGATCACCTACAACAAGTTTTACATCTGCAAATTTTACGACGAATACATTTGAAGTTTTATCAGTTCCAACGTCAGCTACTTTTACAGTTACCATGCCAGTTACAGAAACTGGAACAGGAGTTACGGCAGGAGGAACTATTACTACAACTCCATATCTTAGAATAGGACCCGTAAGTCAATCTCCAGCTTATGGTTGGGGAACAGGTTATTGGGCAGGTACAATTCCAACATCAATTACAAATCAATTAAATGGAGCATTAAATAATTCAGCAACAACTGTTACAGTTGATTCAACAACAGGATTTCCAGCGACCGGTACAATAGATATTGATTCTGAATTAATTACTTATACAGGTTTAACTGGAACAACTTTTACAGGTTGTGTAAGAGGTGTTAATGGCACAACTGCAGCATCACATTTAGATAATGCTATCGTAACTAATGCTTCAAGTTGGATTGGTTGGGGCTTAGAATCTAACACAAATGCAACAATATTATCCGCTGCTTCATGGTCACTTGATAACTTTGGCCAGATACTCGTTGCTACAATTAAAAATAGTAAAATATTCACTTGGAGTCCTGCAGTAGGATCTCCTCTTACAACAAGAGCTGCAGTTGTTGCAAATGCTCCAACGGCATCTGTTATGACAATTGTATCAGATAGAGATAGACATTTATTTGCAATGGGTACTGAAACAACTATTGGAACACCCTCTACACAAGATCCAATGTTTATAAGATTTTCAAATCAAGAAGATATTAGTACTTGGACACCAACGGTTACAAACACGGCAGGAACATTTAGACTAGATACGGGTAACGAGATTCGAGGAGCCGTGCAGGGTAAAGATTATATTTTTGTATTAACGGATCAGTCTGCATACGTTATTCAATTTGTTGGTCCTCCATTTACATTCTCTGTTAGACAGGTAGGTACGAATTGTGGATGTATTGGTCAACATGCAATGATATTTGCACAGGGTGCTGTATTTTGGATGGGTAATTCTGGTGGATTTTTTGTATATGATGGAACAGTAAAACAATTACCATCACTTATAGAAGACTTTGTATTTACAGATATTGGTACAGATAATTTAGGAA